AGAGCTCTCCATCCCCGTAAAACTTGAACGTGATGCCGAGGTAAACCTGCTGCGTGCCGTCGTCGTTCAGCGCCGCCTCGTTGAGCGGATCCTCGTTCACGGTTGATCCTACGAGGTCGTCCGATTCATCATTTGCCGCCCCGTACTCCGAGACGTCCCGGATCACCCGGGCCGCGGACAGGCTTGCGGGCACCCCCAGCAGGTACTCCTTCGAGCGCCAGCGGTATTGCTGGTATGTGTCGTCTTCGCCCTCGAACTCATAGATGGCATTGTCGCCCTCGTAGTCCTGAGAGACGTAGTAAAGATGGTTGTCGACCAGCGAGACGTGCGGAGCGGCCGCGTTGGGATAGGTCGTGATCCGGCATAGGGACATATCCCGGGTGTTGATCATGAAGCACCCGTTGTTGTGGAATCCGAAGTAATACCCGTTGAAAAACGCTGCCCTGACAGCCGTGGGGCTGTAGTTGGCCTGGTATTGCTTGCCCGTGAAATAGTCGTAGGAGTAGAGCCTCGGGCCGTCCAGCGTGACGAGTACGATGCCCTCTTCCGATGGGAAAAGCACCCCGAGCTCGCAGGAAACAATCCCGGCCTTCGAAAGGCAGGGGTAGCGACCGTTGAGCTTTGTTCTGGACATGGCATCGGCCGTGCCGGAGAGCAGATAAATAAACTCGTCTGTAAGCACAACAATGGTGTTGCCGATGTAGCCCAGGCCGACGATCGTGCCGTCGACCGGGTAGGAATACGGCCAGGCATGGGGAAGGAAGGGCTCCGAGATATAGACCCGGTTCCCGACGAACCCGGCCAAAGATCCGCCGTCGGGGGCGATCAATCCGGCAAGTGTTGAGGGAGGAGGGGCCCAATCTTCGCAGGTGAACGCTTCCCCGAGGGCGGAATCAGCAACATCGTCTGTGAACGTGAAGGTGGCGAAATTGACCCCTGCCGTATCGAACTCTCCCACGAAAAGGAATTCCGCAACGCCGGACGTGGAGCTCGCCGTCCTGTAAATCCTGATCTTCCCGATGGACCGGCCGGATGGCGGTTCCGTGAAGCCGGAGAGCGTGACATCGCCGGATCCGTAATCGGTGATGGAGGCGATCGCCGCATTCTGCCCTTCCTCTGCATCCGTCGTGTCGAGCTTGACGACATAGGTGTAAATGTAGGCCCGGTATGTGGCTCCGGGAGTATATCCTGCATCAATCGTGACGGCCGCCGCGGGCGCCGGGACGCCAAGCTTGTAATAATCCGTCGAGAAGTCGAAGGTCGCGCTCAAGATGGACGTGGTGAGCACCCGGGGTTCGTCCATGCCGGTGAAATATACCCGGTCATGGGCCTCGCCGGCAATCGGGCTACGGGCGAAGTCGAGCTCGTTGACATGCACGATCCACTCGTCATCGCCGGATTTCTTCCACTGATAGAGACTCTTGAGGGTGCCTGTCTCGGCGAGGTTCTGGATTCGTGCGTTGGCCCGGAACGGCCGAAGGTCCCCGCGGGACAGGTCGCAGTTTTCCGCGATCTGCGCCTCGTAGTCCTTGGACAGGTGCTTTGCCACCCTGGGCCGCTCTCCTGAAAAGAAGTTCTGCCGGATCCGCATTAGAAAAACCTTACATTTTTCACGTTTCTGGAAAAATCTGAGATTTTTCCCGTTTTGCGAAAAACCTTACATTTTTCATGCTTTCAGAAAAATCTAAGACTTTTCACACTTTGGCTGCGCCGCGTCATGCCGTGGTCTTTCTTGATCCTTGCCAGGGCAACGCCATCGTTGTACCGGCTCCAGTTAAGACCGGCCATTGCTGGGTCCGTCCAGTCCTTCCGCGGCATTTCCAAGAGCCGCGCCCGTGCCCCGGCGGCGATCACGTCGCGGAACCTGTAATAAAGGTCGTCCTCCATGGTTGTCGCGGTATCGAGCGGCACAAAGATTTGCTTGATGAAAAACCGCTGATCCTCGGCCTCGATGCCATAGAACTTGATGTGCGTCGTGTCCGGCCAGGTGAAAAACTTCGTGCCCGAGATGGAGATTTCGTCGAGGTCGTCCTGGTCGTTCAGGAGTTTGATCTCCTGGGCGTCCCACGGGACCCCGTCAATACTGAATTCCGTAAGCAGGATCGGCCGGCCGTCGGTCAGATAGGTTGCGATGTTGACATTCACCGAATCGTTGTCTGCCGCTACGATGTCCGTAGAAACCACGTCGTGCTCGAAAGCCTTCTCAAGGATGTGGGTATCCTCGCAGAACTTGATGAGGGTCCGCAGGACGGCCTCGTCAATGAGGACATTCGGGCACCCCATGACGTCGGGCGCAACTCTCCTTGAGATCTCGCTGATGTTGGTAGCCATGGGCTATTCCTTGTCTTTGAGGATGACCCGGGTGGACAATTTCTTCCCGCCCGCCCCGAATATCAGGTAAAGCCCGATCCCGGCGACGAGCACCGAAACAAGCTTTTCCCCGTCCGGGGTCAGGGTGTATCCGAGCCCGGCGATCCACTGCACAACTTCCGCAACGGCCTCCTTGAAGATCACGACGATGGAGCCGAGCAGGACCAACGTGCCCGGCAGCGTGCTCTTCATGTCCTTCACTCGTTCCAGGATCTCGTTCATATCAGCCTCACTGCTTCCTTGAAGATTCCGAGTTTCGGCATGTCCGCGGGGGTCGGGGCCTCGCCGCCGAGCCCGTAGCAGACCGCACAGTATTCCGAGCAAAAGAGCTTGTCCATCTGCGTCGATACCCTGCGAAGGCACAGGCGCAGGATGGATTGATAGTCGTAGGGGGTCCCGATAAAGGACAGGGCGCACTCCCCGACATGGGAGCGCTTAACCTTGCATTTCTCTTCATCCAGCGGGAACCACCAGACCCGGCCGTCGTAGTGGGCCAGCCGGGCCGACAGGACGTTGAGGATCACCCCGTCCGCCAGGGCCTCCGTCGTGAACCGCCTCCCTTCTGCCCCCTCGTACTCCGCAAGGCGAATCACCAGGGACGCATGGGAGTATTCGGACAGGGTGCGCCAGCGGATCGCCTTGCCGATGAGCCGGTCACTCGACCACATCAGCAGGTCCCCTGTCTGCAGCTGCGCCTTGACGGAGTGGTAGACGGAAAGGTCGTTCATGAGTTCACCAAAAGTAGACAGCAGGCGGCTGTCTGTTAGATTCGTTCGATGGTCTTTCCTTCGTCGCTCATCAAGAATACAGGCTTCTGGCAAAGCAGTTGCCCGCTGTTACCGCCGCGCTCATACCAGAACTCAAGCCGCGCATTTGATTCGCCCTGTTGAGCCAATACATTTGCGGGTGGGCACATGATCGGACGGTTTCTGTCAGCGGTATAATCCTTTGCGGGTGGGCACATGATCGGACGGTTTCTGTCAGCGGTATAATCCTTTGCGGGTGGGCACATGATCGGACGGTTTCTGTCAGCGGTATAATCCTTGACATCTTCCCGCACCACAACCTGTTCATCAGCTCCGAGTGTCCGATATTTGCAAAAGTCTACTCCATCAATCAACATCGTCTGCCCTTCATGGAAAAATTTAATAATCATCTTTCTGTCTCCTTATCTGCCTGCCTGCTGCCTTTCTTCTATTTCGCCGCCACCGCGAGGGCCAGGGCATAGCCGAGCTTGTAGCCCTCCATGCCGGCCTTCATCTGCGAGAGATAGGCTTTGTACGCCTCCACGTTGACCTCGGACCCCTTGAAGATCACAAGCTCCGCGACGATGGCCACCTCTGCCGCCAGTGCCGGGTCGTTCGCATAGCCTGCCGCGAGCTTCGCCAAACCTTCCTGCAACAGCGCCGAGAGGGCCGGGGCCGTCGTGCCCGTCTCGATGGTCTGGATAATGCCGTCAACGGCCTTGAGGGCAATCTGAGCGGTGGCGGGGTCCTTCTTGCCCATCTCGTAGCCGAGCCTGTGCCCGGCCAGCTTGTAAAGCACGGCCTGCGATGCGTCGTCGCTTACCTGGATGCCCGCACAGCCAGACAGAAACAGGGCCGCGATGATGAGTGCAAACAGCTTTTTCATGGTGTCCTCCTTATCCCTTGTAGAAAATATGGTTTCCGATCACTTTATCGACCGTCATCTCTCGCGCCCACTTGGGCTTGACGGCGTGCGTGTGGTAGTACAGGGCCGTCACGTTGCGGGGAATCTCTTCCCGCAGGAGCTTCATGGCGATTTCGAACATGACGAACAGGTTCGGGTGATCGTGGTAGGCCCCGTCGTAGTCCTTGGCAATCTTGACGCACCTGGCGTACTGCGGGTCGGCCCCGATGGTCCACGAGAACTGAGCCGGGGCCAGGATCACGGTATGGATGGAAGTTCCAAACCTGCGACCCCAGGCGTCATGGTCCTTGCCGTAGTCGGCCCGGTTGAGGATCACGGACCCGACGGCGATTCGCCCGGCCTCGCCTTCCCCGCGCGCCTCTGCCCAAATGCACAGCCCCATGAGCTGCGCTTCGGTCAGGTTCACGAAATACTGGCGGTCTTCAGGTATCATCTTCCCTGCTCCTGCCTCTGCCTTTTGACCTGATCTTCCCTTATCTCGTCGAGTTTCAGGGCTACCTTGTCGAGCTTGCAATTCACATCAACGAGCATGTCTTTATGACTTGAGTCCACCTGCTTGAGCACGGCAATATCGCTGCCGTGGGCTGATACGGTACTCGACAGTGCGTTGACCCAAATGAACAGCCCGCTTATAATCGCAAGGGCGAAGACGGTAGATATGGCGATGATTGATTGAATACTGAGCCGCAACACTGTTTCAGAGCCGTTCCCGTTCGAGAGTTTGACAGTCATAGGTTTTCTCCAAAATGTAGTTGCGGACATGGCCGCTTCCCCTTCATGGTCGAGTCACTTCGAGCCAGAACCCCGTGGCCGCCAGCGTGCTCTCGACGAGCCAGAGCTGATACCAGAGCAGGAGTTCGTGCTGTTCCCAAAGGAGATAGATCACTTCTTCTTCCCCTCATCCTTCTTCGGTTCGTACTTCTTGAGCTTCGCGTCGACGTCCTTCAGCGCCGCCTGAAGCTCCGCAAACTCCCGCTGAATCAAGGTCTGCTGAAGCTGAAGCCGGTTGGCCTTCTCGATGATGAGTTCCCTTTTCAGGGTCAGCTCTTCTTTCTCCCCCGCGAAACAGGGGACCGCGAAACACAGAATCAGCAGTAAACAAATAACCTTCTTCATCCTCTTCCTCCTTAGTGTAAGGTGACACGGACACCCGTGACGTTATTTAGTTTGCGGGTGGATGTTAAAAAACCGTCAGGGGGGCCGATGTAATCATTACTGATAACCAACTCGTCAAACATTAGGTAATTATTTACACTGGCCGTAAAAGTGCCATCGAAATATCCGCCGATTATTTCTATGAGGTCAAAGGTTGCGCCAGAATTGTCCTGAGTGTCTGACCGCGTAACATACGTTCCAGAAAGTGACCCGTTTCGCGTGGTGATGTATAACTTGGATGTCTGGTTTGGCACATCCCTCTCGTATTCGATGCAAACCCATTCGTCCTGATGATCTGTTGTTTTGTATGTATCTTCTCCATCAGGATAATTGGTTCCGTAATCGCATCCATCCCCGCCGCAGTGATAGGTGCAATACTGCATATCCTCGCAAGCCGACATTGAAAAGTAGAGGGGTGTATAATACGCAGACGGGGCAAAATAAATTCCTGGCCGATTAATTCCTGCC